CTCGAACATTACTTCTCCAATTCTTGTATCATTTATCTCAAAACTTCCCTTATCGCATTCTAAGAACACTTTCTCACACTCATATTTCACTCTTAGACCTCCAATATTTTTTAACTTCTAGGAAGTAATATTGTATAATTACTCCCTAGACTATTTAACTTAATTAAAAAGGTATATCGTCATCATCTATTGCTTGAAAACCTTGTGGGTCTAATCCTGGTGGTATATATTCCTGTTGCTCTTTATGATTATTACTATCACTTTTACTAGAAAGTAATTCTAAAGCATTCACGTTAACTTTAGTAATAGATTTCCAGCAACCATTTTCATCTTTGTAATTATATATATTTAACTCTCCAACAGCATATATAGGCTTACCTTTAACAAGATATTGCACTAAATTCTCTACATGTTTTCCTAATTGCTCGCATTGAATAAAATCAGTTATTTTATTTCCATTTTTATCTTTAAACCTTCTATCTACTGCCATTGAAAAGGTTATTTTTGGAGTACCTGAATTTGGAAGGTACTTCAATTCTGCATCTGCAACTAATCTTCCAACTAAAGTTATTGTATTCATTTAACTAGCCCCCTTCTATTTTTCTTCCTGCTCTTCTGTATACTCAACAAAGTAAGTATAAGTTGTCTTACTATTTTGTTTCTCTCTACCAATCTTTACTGTATATCCAGCTTTCCCAAGTAATCTTAACAATTCCAATCTATCTTGTTCATTTAAAGAACCACTTTTCTGTGCGTATATTCTCCCCATCTTAATCCTCCTTTCTAGGAAATAAATATTAATATATTACTTCCTAGAAGTTTAATTTAATTTTATTTGAATTTAACTTTTTGACTTTTTTTAATAATTTCGTCTAGTTCATCAGTTGTGTATTGAGTAAAGGTTTCATCAAAGTTTCTAAATTTATTCTTATTAACCTGCTCTACATCCTTATCCATGAAATTTCTATTGTCTCTATAAATTTTTTCTAGTAAACTAAATGCTTCTCCCTTTTTTTCTATGAATATATCTACTGCTTTTAATAGTCTATTTTCATCCCAAGCAGATACTTTTTTTTGCATATTATTACTCAGCTTTAAATGTGTTTTTTCTTCAATAATTTTTTTATTTTTATTCACTACAGCACTCGACTGCGTAGTATAGTTACAAGGTATAGTAGAAGGATATAGTAGATGGGTTTTTCGTTCCGGATTTATATCCGTTTGGGTCGGATTTATATCCGGAGGGTACGGATTTATTTCCGAGCAGTCGGATTTATTTCCGACCTGTTGATAACTATCACTAATCAACTCTATGTATCTATATCCTAATTTGTAATAACTCCATGTACCACCTTGCTTTAAAGTAGCATGTTCTAATATTCCTATTTTATCTAGCTTCTTGAGTACTCTATAAATAGTATCGTGTTTCTCTGTATAAAGAATTGGTAGTTCCTTAATAACTCCCGAATAATCAACCCAATAGTATTCAATCCCATTAATAAGTTTTCTTGCCATCCTACCACTACCTAGAAAATCTACAAACCATCTCAATATAAGTAAATCCTTTGTGTTTAACCCTAACTCTACTGCTTTTTTCTGACTAAATCCTAATATTGTATATTTCAAGGTGCTTCACCTACTTAATCAACATTTATAGCTTCTTCCATACTTATTTGGCAATCTATATTTTCAGCTTCTTCTCTTACTTCAACTTCATCCTCTTTCACCTCTTCAAACTCAGCATCTATAAAATCATCTTTTGGTTCATATTCACTTAGTAATTCAATTAATTCATCTACTTCTTCAAATTTTAGTTCTTTTAAATCAAATCCATTACTTTTACAAAATTCCTCTAGCTTTGACGTATCTTTTTTATTCTCATAATCATACAAACCTTTCATTGATGCTAACTTAAGTATTCCTTGTTTTTGTGATGGACTTGCCTTACCTATTTCAATAGGCTTTTGAGGTAATTTATCTGGTACAGTCTTTATTTCTGCACTATCATATAATCCTTGTAAATCTTCTGGAAATGCTTCTCTTAAAGCTGTAACGATTGCACATTTTCTTATCATCACACAAGGCATTTGTTTCCAAGTAGCTTGGCTCTTTGAATACTCTTCTAAAGACACTACAGACTTTATAGGAAACTTCATTCCTCTAACTGATACTTCACACCATCCACCGATTAATTCTTCTTGTGGTAGCTTTAAACTGCCCTCCCTTTCAAATACTTCTCCATTTTTATTTACAGTTACTATTCCTGCTTTCATACCCTCAAAGTTAGGATTTTTATTTGCTCTTTTTACAAATACATCTTTACCAACTACTATATTTGCTGGTGAATTACCAAACTTTATTAAATATGCTTCTTTTATAAATGGATTTAATTTTTGAGCCTTACATAATTCTATAAACATTAGTACTTCTTGGTCTGTTACATTTCCATTTCCACTTACTAAGTAATTTTTTACTGTTGTATAGTCAAGTATTTGACCTGATTCTAAAGTACATGTTGCTAATTCTAAAGCCTTGTTATTCATATTAATTCACCTCTTTTTTAGCTTTTGGAATTATTAATGTAGTTGAATATTCAATCCTGCAACCTTCAACCTCATGACCTTTTTTAATAAAGTCTTTAATGATATTCTTATCTACTTTTACAACTTGCTCTACTGTTTTATATATAGCAGGTATCTTTTCTTCATCTTCTATGACTAAGCTACCTGCTGACTTTCTTATACTTATATTTCCTAAAACTGTTTCTACTTTTTTAGTACCAAGTAATTCCATACAGTCTTTTATATTGCTTTTTAATCTATCAAGAGTATTCTTTTTGACCCTTTTTAACTCTTGCAGTCTTTTAATCTCTGAATCTATAGAGTTTATATCACTGTCAATGTTTAATATTACTGAAACTATCCTAGTGTTTTTATTTTGTATCTCTTGTTTTATTATTTCTTTTATTTCCTCTAGTTTTTCAGTTTCATTTCCTGTTGTTTCTGTTAAACCTTCTTCTATTTCTAATAAATCTGTAGTTAATTCATATAAAGTACTCATAATTTCCCTCCGTTTGTGCTATAATTAGCTTAATTAAATTTTGATATATTTATTTGAATTGAGCCACGGCAATGGCTCTTTTCTTATATCTGAACATCTATAGGTTTATCTCTTTCAAGTTCTTCTAAAATTAATTGAAATATCTTGTAATCCTCACTTTCTTCATGTTCCTTTGATTTAATCTCTAAATTTATACCACCTAAAATATTTTCAATAGCATATTTTACTCTTTCCCATGCAACTTTTTCTCTTAGATATTCTCTCATGTGTATATCATCTATTAAACCTCTATCCTTATTTTCAAGTTCCTCATAAAGTTTGCTATTTTTGTTTATCTCTAATTCAGCTAAAACTAATTGTTTTTGAACCATTTTTTTTATTCTTTTTAAACTTTCCATAATTAATCCCCCTTAATTTAATCTCTATTTTGAACTAATCCTACTAAACATATTGCAAATAAACCTACCATTATTAAAGCAGCCATTTTATTTCCTCCTAAGATAAAATTTTAATCTCATAATCACCATCTTGAATATCTTCTGTTATTAAGGCTTGATACTCCATACAGCCTCTACCTTCATCAAAGTATGCTAAATTTAATTCTTTTTCTGTTGCTACTACTACTATACAATCAATTTCAAAACCAAATCTTTTGCAATTTACTTTTACTGCATTTCCTACTTTAATTGTTTGTAAATCAAATTCTTTTACCAATTCAACCATTATTTGACCTCCTTATTTTCTATTTCTTTTATGTAATCCCAAAGTATGTGTAATATAAGTGAGTTCATTGAACTACCTTCTATTGATGCTCTATTTTTAATTTTTTCAAGCAATGGTGCTGGTAATCTAAATGTAAATCTAACTCTTTCATTTGTCATATATTTGACGTCAACTCCCTTCTTGTTTTAATAATACCATGTCATATATTTGACGTCAAGCATTTTTGTTGACTTTTCTTTTATATTATTTTATTATTAAAGTGTCATAAAGACGTCAAATTTTATGTGAGGAATGATAAATATGTCTAATAAAGATATTTATACTCGTGAAGAGGATAAAAGATTTACACTAAGAATTAATAAACTTCTTTTTGAGAAAATCGAACAACTTGCTCAAAAAGATAAGCGTTCTATAGGTAGAGAAATTGAATTTATTCTTGAGAAATATTTTGAAGATAATCCTTTAGAATAAAAACTATCATATCTTTTAATGTATATCCTTTAACTTTTGCCTGTTTTAGAAGCTTGTCTTTAAGTTCTCTAGGCAGGCGTATTGTTGCTTGTTCTATTTCCATCTAATCACCTTTTTCTTTAATTATTTATAGCTTATTTTATTTTTAAATGTGCTGGTAAATACAAGTTAACTAACTCTATATCTCTTGTTAAAACACTTCTTTTTACTTTCTTCTCTTTATTAAACTTCTTACTACCTCTCTGCTCATCATAGTATGTAATTCTAAATAACTTTTTGTCTTGTTCTACTTTGTAAACTTTGTTTTTATAAATTATTTTCAATTTATCTCTCCTATCTTATTTTTAATTTAAGTCTGTTGCTGAGAAATTTCCTTTTTAAACTTATAGTTGCAATCTTTTCTCCATCTTTGAGTAAAACAAGCTTGTTTCTGTATGTTACCAGTTCCAATCAAATCACCCCCTCTCTAATTTCTTTCATTTCTCTAAGCATTTCTTTGATGTTTTTTCCTTGATTTCTAGTTATAAAATCATCTAATTCATAACTAGAAACTTTAGTTGCCCCTATATCAACTGACTTCAAAAGCCCATTTTTTATTAACTCATATCCAAATACTTTATCTATTTTCAATCTTTTACTTGCTTCTTCAACAGACATAAGATAATCGGGATAACCTTTACTTATAACAATTGTTAGTTCTTTTGGTTCTAATAATTCTATTTTCGAAGTTTCATTTAAGTACTTTGAGATTTTATTTTTATAGTTGTTTAAATTCATTTCTACAACTTTACGGATACCTTCTGAAAAACAAATTGATATATTATCTAGGTCATTAAAACTTTTATCTTCTTGTTTATCTAAATTGAAATTAGATATATTGCCCAATTTACTCACTCCTTTTCAAAATATTCTGTATTTAATTTTTATCTTCCAACTAGTTCATCTAATGTAATGTCTAAATAGTCGGCTATTTTTATTAATGTATCTATAGTTGGATTTTTATTTTCTCCTCTTAAAATTGCATATAAATTCCCTGAATCTACACCTATTTCTTTTGCTAATTTCCATGCTTTTAAATCTCTATCTTTTAAAATTTTATTTATGTTGTCATTAATTGCCATTATTTTCCTCCTTTGATATACTATATTTGTAGGATATATCCTATATCTTTTTATGAAAGTTGGTGATATTATGCAGTTCAGTAAAGATATATTACATACTCTTACTTTAGAAATTCTTAAGGAAAAATATGATTTTAAAAGTTCTTCTGAAGAGGAACTTTTAAAACATTACCATGAAATCTTTTTGAAACTTTCAGAAGTCAATAATAGTTTTTCTAAAGGCGATGGCCTCAGTGTCTTTAAACAAATGTAGGTACTAAATTATATTTAAGAGCTTCTTTGCAAAAATCTAAAATATCTTTTGAGGAAAGGATACTTTGTTCATTTTCATTCAATGTATTAAGTATCCTTTTAGCTATTTGTAACTCTTCTTTTGATAATATTAATTCCGTTTCATTATTTACATTGTTCACTACACTTTCAAATGAAATTTTCATTTAATTACACACTCCTTTTTAAAATATTCTGTATTTAGTTTTCAAAGTGCTGTTATATTTTAACTTAACATTGATAATTGATTTACTAATTTCAATTTGTTGATAAAGTATATTTGACCTTTGCCTGTTACTTTTGGTGTTTTAGTAATCTTTGTACTTCCGTCAGGGTTATATATTGCTCTTTTTTTAGTTTCCATTATTTTTAAGTCAACACTCTTTTGAGTTGGTGTATTGTAATCTTCACCCTTACGTTTTATTAAGTAACCATTATCTCTAAGCCATGCAAATAATCTTTTCTCGCCTGTATCAATGCCATTTTGCTTAAGTAGTTTTGCAAGTTCTCCAACTAATATAGAATCATCCGAGGATGCTACTGCATCAGCAAACAATACTTTTGGTTGCTGTAACTGAATTACCTTATCTTTTTCTTCTATCTCTCTGCTTTTCTTTTCTATTGTCTTTTGAGCTACTTGTAATGCTCTTGCCATTATTTCGTCGTCTGTCATATCTTCTGTTGTATGTATATATCCTCCAGTTTTACGTATTGTTGGTAAAACTTCATCAAATACCCAACTCTCAAACTTTTCTGCGTTTGGAAGATTTGAACCTACTATTAATCTGTAAACATCACCCTCAGTTATCAAAGCAATCTTAATACCATTAATTTTAAACCCCTCGTGTTTCACTACCCCTTTGCAATGTCTTAAAATTGCATCATTGGTATTTTTATAACCTAATGACTTTGCAATATCTTTTCCTACAAAGTAAGGCTTATTATCAATCTCTGCCATTCTTATTTGTCCAAACTCCATCTTTTCAAATATTTGTAAGTTATTCATACTTATCAACCTCCTGTTCATCTTTTAAGTCCTGTAAATCCTCAAATTCTTTCCATAAGATATTTATTATAAAAGCATTTTTACTTAATCCTTTTCTTTGGGATTGTCTATGTAGCTCTTCATTTAATTCGTCTGGCATTCTAACAGTTACCCTCTTCTTTGCCGTCACTTTTGAACCACCTCCTTGTTTATTATATTATCATTGCGTCACTTTTGCGTCAATACTTTTTTTGAAAGAATTTACGTGGTATAATAGTGACATCATTTAGACTTAAGGAAGGTGCTATATTTATGCCATCAAAATTACCGAGATACACACTTAGAATAGATAACAATCTACTTGAAAAAATCAAGTATATAGCTGAAAGTGAAGGTCGTTCTGCCAACAAAGAAATAGAACAATTAATTAAAAAACATGTTGAAAGTTATGAAAAAATAAATGGCAAAATTAATGTTTAAGTTAATAAAAATTAAATATTTTTTAAATTCTTGCTAATCACTGATAGTATGTACTCATTTACTGACATACCTTTTTGATTAGCTTTTTCTTTGCACTTATTATATAATTCTTCTGTAATACTCAAAGTATATTTCTTTTTATTACTCATGTAGTCACTTCCTTTTCAAAATATTCTGTATTTAGTTTTCAAGGTACTATTAATCTTTAACTTAACATTGATAATTGATTGTTCTTTTTAAACTTATTAATAAAGTATATTTGTCCCTTACCAGTAATCTTAGGTGTTTTAGTAATACTTGTATGACCATCTGGATGTACTCTTGGACCTTCTTTTGTTTCTATAACTCCTAAATCTACACTTTTTTGAGTTGGTGCATTGTAATCCTCACCTTTACGTTTTATTAAGTAACCATTATTTCTTAACCAGTCAAATAATCTATTTTGTCCTGTATCAATTCCATTTTGTCTAAGCAATTTTGCTAATTCTCCAACTAGGATTGAATTGTCAGAAGACGCTACCGAATCAGCAAACAGTACTTTTGGTTGTTGTAACTGGATTACCTTATCCTTTTCTTGATTTTCTAATTGTAGTTGTTCTTTTTCTTCAACTTCGATTAATAACTGTTGCAGTGCTTCTTTATATGTAGTTGGTAATTTAGGTTGTTGTTCTTTTAACTCTTGCTCCATTTCTTCAAACTTAGTTACATAAATTGCTGTAAATATAATCCCTTTTTCTCCTGTCATTTTATTAGCTACCATATCGCAACCTTTTTTAGTTAATAAGTAGCAAGGTTGGATTTTATTTTGAGTATTTATATAAGTACTTTCTATAAAGAAATCTTGACTCCTCAAATTTGATGAGTCCTCTAAAATCTTCTTGTATCCTCTTATATCTCTTAATAAATTATCGTGCTTCTTTTCTATTAATTCTGCTACTTCTCTACTTTCAACTAAAAATTGATTATTTTGCTTGATTATGGTTAGATTCTTCATTATTATTGCCCCTTTCTTCTTTTATTGCTATTTTAGCAACTTCATCTGAAAAAAAATAATCCGCAGATACATTATATAATTTAGATATCTTTTTTATTTCACTTGCTTTAAATTCGTTTTTTCCTTTTAATTTTAATCTAAAACCATATGAGCTAAGACCTAATATATCTGCCACATTTTTTTGGGTGTGTCTATTTTCCTTCATCAATCCTTCTAATCTATTTAAGTACATTAAATCACTTCCTTTTTGCTATTTTGGCAACTTCATATTTATATAATATCAAGTTTTGTGATTATAGTCAATACTTTTGTTGCTTTTTTAGCAAAAAAAATTGTAATAATTAATTTTGTTGCTATAATATAAATAAAAGTTGCTATTTTGGAATTAATATAAAAAGGGGTTGTGCAAATTGAATAGGATAAAAGAATTGAGAGAAGAAAAAGGCATCTCGCTAGACAAATTAAGCGAGGATTTACATATAAACAAATCTACACTATCAAGGATAGAAAATGGTTTAAGAGAACCTAAGAAAAGTACAATAGAAGAATATGCAAACTATTTTGATGTGTCTACAGATTATTTATTAGGAAGAACTGATGTTAGAAATAGCTTATTTATAAATAAAAACGAAAAAGATTATGATGCTGAAAATTTTAAAACAGAAAAGGAGCTTATTGAGAATATGTATCTTGACGAAGATATGAAAGAAGTTTTTAATATATTTAGCGAGCTAAGCCCAGACGCAAGAGAAAAAGCATTAAAAGTTGCAGAATTATTTTTACTAGACGAAAAAAATAAAAAATAGTTTATTTCTGAAAATGAATATAATAAAAAAGAGGAATCATTCCTCTTTTTTATTGATTTTATGTATTTCTTTCACTTTTATTTTATATTCATTGATTTTATTTTTATCCAATTCTTTCAACTTTTTCATTAATAAGTTTAACTTTAAAATATCATAATATTTCGTCTTATTCAAATATATCATCCCCTATAAAATATTTTATTTATTAATTCCACGAAACATACGTTCTTAAAAATAGTTACAACCACCTCTTTTTCAAAGCTTAAAACTATAAAATAACTGTAAAATATTATTATATTTTATAGCTTCTATTATTTTTGCTTTATCTAGATAAAGTTATTTCTTAACTACATTCTAGCACAAATTTCCAACAAAAAGTGTGCGAATATTGCACATTTATTACAAGAAATTACACAAACTAACATATATAAAATTATCTAAAAGGTAGGTTAAATATATGTTAAAAGAGTTACGAAAAAAGAAGAAATTAACACAAATAGAGTTAGCAAAAAGAGTTGGTTGCCACAGAAGTCAAATTTCTAGGTTGGAAAATAATGAGAATAAAGATTTAACTATCCCTGCTCTTATTGAATTAGAAATAGCTTTAGGATTGGAGGAAAAATATTTAGTAAATTATTTTGCTGATGAATATATTAAAAAAAGAAAATTACATAAATAATTCGAATGTTTCTATCAAATACTATTTTTAATATATAATATTATTTGAGGTGAATAAATTGAACTTAAGTTTTAATAAAAAGAAAAAATTTGAATTAAGCAAAGAAGAATTGGAATTAATTGAAAATTGGTTAGGTAATAAATATGCAGGAGATATGACGATACCTGCTATTGTTGACTTTTCTTTAGAAACTGATATTGAGTATGAAAAAATAGTTGTTTATTTGGCAGAAAAAGTGCTGGAATCACGTGATAAAAAACATTAAATATGTATCTAAATAAAAAAGACTATTAATTATAAACATAAAACTTTGTTTCTTATAGTCTTTTTTATTTATTTTATTTAAATTGATATATGTTATTATATAATTACATAAAAAAAGCTTTTGAGAGGAGAGATTTTATGAAAGGCGGCGTAAGAAAACGTGGAAAGAAGTGGTATTACTACTTTGATGCAGGTATAGTAGATGGCAAGAGAAAAAAGGTAGAAAGAGTTGGTGGAAACACTAAGAAAGAAGCTGAAAAATCGCTCCGTGATGCAATAAATGAATATGAAAATGCTGGTATAGTGTTTGATGAAACAAATATGAGTTTATCAGACTATCTTAACTTTTGGTACAAAGAGTATGTACTTCTTAATTGCAAATACAATACTCAGGAAAGTTATAGAAATTTAATTGAAAATCATATAGAACCTAGACTTGGTAAATGTAAGCTAAAATCTATAAATCCAGCTATTATTCAAGAATTTTTAAATAATAAATCAAAAGAGACATACACACAAAACGGAGAAGAAAAACACTACACAAAAGGAGTTTTAAAAGCGATTTATGTTGTATTAAATGCTGCTTTAAAATCTGCTGTTTACCCTTACAAACTCATTAAGGAAAATCCTGTTCAATATGCCAGTATACCAAAAAATGTTTTAAAGGTAAAAAATGAGTCAGATAACAAGACTATAACACTAGATGAGTTCAATAAAATACTAGAAATATATCCTAAAAATACAAATATCTATATTCCTCTACTTATAGGGTTTCATACAGGCATGAGAAAAGGAGAAATATTAGGTCTTTGTTGGGATAATGTTGATTTAGATAATAATATAATCAAAGTTAGAAAAAATTTAATAAAGAGAAAAGTTTCAGAATTTGAATTAGCATCACCTAAGACAAAAACATCAATAAGAGATATTAAAATAGGTGATACTTTGTCTAGGATATTAAAAGAGGAAAAATTGAATCAAAAAAAACAAAAAATTAAAATTGGAAAATGGTATAAAGAAACTGAGTATGATTGGGTTTGTAGAAAAAAAGATGGCTCATTTGTAAATCACAACAATATTGACGCTGCTATAAGAACTATTAACAAGAAACTAAATATTAACTTTAATTTTCATTGCTTGCGACATACACATGCCACATTATTATTAGAAAATGGAGCTAATGTAAAATATATACAACAAAGATTAGGTCATAGTCAATTATCAACCACTATGGACACATATTCACATGTTACAAGTAAAATGGAAAGTGAAACAATAGATATTTTGGAGGGCATTTTACAATAATTTGCCACCGAAAAAAGTTATGGTGGCAAACAGGTGGCAAAACGATAAAAAACATTCTTTTTTTTGCTCAAACACTGTTATTTTGCTATTTTATATAAAAAAGTCGTATTTCTCACAGTTATACGACTTATATTAAATTCTTTACATAAGTCTCCTTCAGATGGAAGTTTATCTCCTGGTTTATATATGCCAGATGCTATTTGTTTTTTTATGTTGTCATATAGTTGTTGATATAAAGGAACAAAGGAATTTACTTCTAAATCCATTTCTTTTTTTTGTCTCTTTTCATCCAT